AGACCAAACTTTTTTAACTTTCACGCAGCCTCCATATAAAGTCCAACATTACCCAGCGCATAACCTAAGAAGGCGATGCCCAGTCCAGTTTGCCCCTTGATGAGTAAATCGGCAGCGACAACCAAATACACCACACCAATGGTGGCGATTAACCAACTAGCCATTGTTCTTTTCCTTGAGCTTGGCTTCAATAAACTGCACGAACTCAAACACAGTTGGGCAATCAGGTAGTTCCCAAGAGTCAACTTCTTCTTTTGTCAGCCCATCCCACTCACGCTCCATTGCTTTGTCCCAGCCTTGCTCATATCCACACCGCCATTGCCACTGCCCATACCAGTCTTCATGTTCATTTTTTGACGTTTTGTTAACACGTTCTGACGATGTGTCGCTGGCGTGTACAGGTTTCTCTGCCTCCGCGATGGCTTGCTGTAGTGCTAATGCAGCTTGCTTCAAGTCACATAGCGGGTTATCAAAATCACCACCAGCCAAAACATTAACGATAGCATCAAATGCTTGCTTCATTACTGGTAGGCTCATGCCTTCACCCCATAGTAGAGAAGAACAGTTTTAAACGCTTTTATATGGCGCTTTATCTCCCTTAAGTCCTCATTTATGTCGTGTTCAAAGATGGCTAAAGCGTGTCCACTCTTGCGCCGCTTGTAGTCCTCCTTCAATATCGCCAGTGCCTCCTTGAGATTCTGTGTGGTGATGTCATCAAAAAACTCAGGGCATGGTTTAATTTTCATCAGTTACCTCTAATCCAAAGCGTCTCAGGATTTCATGTTTGGTTTGGCGATGTAGCCCCACCTCGTAGGCAATGTCAGCACATTCACGAACAACCAAGTGGCAAAAGTTTACCAGCGACTCGTCGTCTGCATCAGCCCAATCAAAAACAATACCAGCAGGTTTCCATTCTTCTTCGTCCCACGCTGTAAATCCTGCTTCTATAGCTAAACGTTTAATGTTGGCATCCATGACTATTCCTTTCGACTGTTGAACATAGCGGGGCATACCTAGGTATTGCCCCCCATATTTTTACCTATGTTCAAGAAGGAAACTTACTTCTTTTTGCGAGCTTTGACAGATGACTTCGGAACCTTATATGGAACACCACTCACTTCCACCTCATCATCTTCTGTTTCACCCTCATCCAAATCCATATTATCCGTATAGCTTTCTATAGGAACAAAACGTAGAGACAACTCCCCATTCTGGTAACGAGCTTCAAAACCGCCTGATGAAACCGTAGTTTCTCGGTTGTAAGCTTCGATAAGCAAGTTTCGTGCCATCCGCCACATGGCATGTTGTGTAGGAATACTATCACCCATAGTGTCTACACCAGTAGCCCATTTCCATCCTAGCTGGCTCATCAGTTCTTCAGTTTTGCTGAAGTCGTACAGGGCTAGCGTTCTTTCTATCATCGTGTTCGTAGTCTTCAAGAAGTTCTCCATAAACATATTCCTTTACCTCCAAAAATGATTCGTCTTCAAATGCGTTATTAATAACTGTCTTCTTCCTCTTCTTCCCAATCTTCTCCAACTCCGTCGTCTTCTTCGTCTTCTTCAGATGGGTCTTCCTCAATGTCGTCATAATCCACCATAAACTTGTTGTAGTTTGCAACCAAGACATCAGGCAGTAGTTTCATAATGTCCTCCACAGATAGTCCAAGTAGTGTTATAAGTTCAGCCGGGTCATCGTAGTTCTCCTCTATGATAGCAGTTACTCGTAGTAGTTTGTCGTGGTACTTCATCCATACTTTCTCCATAAATAGTCTAGACTAAGAAACATCTCGTCAAACGCTCCATCATGTACTTCATGCAGCATCAATAGCCCACGCCAATGGCGATTACTGAGCTTATCCATGTAGCTTTCATCGTGCATATAATAACTACCGGCAATAATAGAGCATATAGCAGTTCCGTCCGCACGCTTACCATAGGCCACTGACTTCCCCTGTTGATGCCCTGCAATACAAGACATATGTAACTTACTAATAATAGCATTAGGGGAGGAAGCAGGTCTACCAAGTGCTCCGACAGGCCAATAGTGATTGAAGCCAACACCATTAATGAATACGGGGTGAAGGAAATCGTACACCTCCCAATCAGCCTGATAACAAAGGTCATCTGTGCTTATCACTCCTTCAAGCATAGGGTTGTTATTAATAGCACGATTGATGCGGTTCTCGTGGTTGCCCATGAGCATCACCATGCGTGGCTTATACGCTTTCTCTTTGTTACGCTTAGACTTAGACTGATAATCACGCAGAGGCTTAAGCATCTCCTGCATAGCACTCTTAGCGACCTCTACATCTTTTTTGTAGCGCAACCCCTCAAAGTATTTGCTACCTCGTGTGTCGTGGCTAGACAGGCTAGGCATATCAGCAAAATCCCCCAGACACACAATGGCATCTGGTTTGTATTCTACCATAGCTTTTCCTGCCCAAGTAAGGTGCTCTGTTGGAACACCCTCTTTAACTTGACAATCAGGTATTACTAGTATCTTCATTGGTTACCTCTGGAACACGTGGAATATCCACAACATCAACAAGATGGACAGGCCCACTACTATACAAGAAAGTACGCATCTGTGGAAAGCATTGTTTTTTGTACGAACAATAGCTACAAGACGCACACAGCTTTGTATTGCTACTAGTAGCAGACTGAGGAACAGGTGCAAAGCCCGGTAGAGTTTCAAAAGATTTCTCTGACACGCCTTCAATAGAATGCTTAACTTGGGTGTTAAACAATCCTCTATGAGTTTCAATAGGGTAGTACCCGACATGACCTAGTTCTTTTTGAATAGTAACAAACCCAGCAGAATCATTAGAAAGAGCAGATGCATAGCCGTTCAACTGTTGATAGTAGCCAAACGGGTCTTCAACCAATCCCTTTTTAAATTTTTCTTCTGAATACTTGGTGACACTTTTAACATCTACAACTACTCCATCAATAATGGCGTCAATGCGCCCTCGTACTATCCAACCATCATCAGCTTCATAAACAACCTTCTCTTGTTTACTAGTAACTTCATGACCAGCATCTTCAGCAACTTGTAGCACAAGTTCTTCTAGAATATCTCCGTAGAAAAACTTTAGCAACGTGTTACCATCTAACTGTTCTGCTTGTTCGGGTTGATTATATTTAAACCACTGACGACGCAAGCATGGGTCACCTACCTCACTAAAGTATAGCACCTTCTCCTCACGTTGTTTGTCTCGTGGAGTAAACCACTTGTCGTAGCTAACATTCACGTTGTTGTTACTAGTAGCAGGGGCTTTCGCCCCCTTTACTACTTCGTAAATGTCATCTACAAGAGATTCAATCTTGGGACGCATCTTCACTCATTTTCTCCGCTTCAAGGGCTTCAAGGTCACCACAGCTATATGCCTCAAACATACGTGCTACGTTGATGATTTGCTCTGCAAGTTCTTCAGGAGTTTTGCCTTTACCACTCGTCTCTACAACCAGCTTAGTGGCATTGGTTACAGAGTTCTGACGTACAATGGCTCGGTCACCATGTAGCAATGGAATAGGAAATACTTTCTGTGCAAACGCAGGTCGTGCAGCGGATGCTGCAGCAGGTGCAGGAGCAGCTCCAGCAGGTGCTTTATTAATCATACGTACAGACGCATGGTCAATGTTCTTGCCATAGGTGTTCTCAGTATACTGAAAGTCAACCTCATCACCGACGTTGAACGTTGGCTTCTTAAAGCCATAGCTAAACCAACCTTCTGCAGTTTTAACAGAGTAAGCTGGCTTGGGGCCAAACTTCGTGTTAACTTGTTTATTAGTAACGTTCTCAATGATATAGCTCATGCCTTCAACTCCTTAATTTCGATGTTGTCGTAAACTCCACGCCAAGCCAATTTAAACGTATGCTCCAAGGGACAGATGATTTCGTCTGTTTCTTCGTATACTTTTTTTGCTTTGACTTGGTAAATTTTTTCATTGTACTTAAATATTTGTCGCAATGAATACTGATTCTTATAACCACCTTTTAATAAGGTTACTTCTCGACAAACAAATGCATCCCATATATCATCTTCTTCATCTTCAGTCATAAACTTAATTCCTTTTTGTCTTGCCAATTACTGCCGTACTCTACGCCGACAGATAACTTACATGGAAAATCAATATTAAAGAATGTCTTCAGTTGTTTTGGTGCAGACTCAAGTACATTCTTAGCGATGGAAGCCACAGTATACAACAAATATTTAGGTATGTCAAGTACCACACTGTCGTGCACAGTCATTACTAGTAGTGCTTTGTTACTTAGGTTAGCACGTTCTAGTGCACGCAACAACGAACCTACAGCCATTGGCACAATGTCGCCAGTAGCAAAACCTTGGATAGGCCAGTTCTTTAGTTCTGTAGGACTGAAAGTATAGTCTTTCTTGTACTCGTTGTAATAGGTGTGGAATATATACCTTCTACCAGTTGGGCTAATATTAGTATAGTAATGTCTAGGCCCACTAGTCTTAGGGTCATATACTACGCTCTTAAATGCTTCTGCAGTTTTGGTTATGCGTTCATGGTACTCCTTAACTCCTCGGTAACGATTGTAGAATGTTCGGATGAATCGTTGTGCAGTTGGCTTGTCACATCCTGACTGCGCCATGAGAGTAGTTGCTCCACCACCATAGACCAGCAGGAAGCTGAATCGTTTGAATGGTTTGCGTTCTTTGTCTGTTGGGTATCGTCCATACATCTCCTTGTAAAGTTCTCGGTGCATATCCCTGCCGTTATTAATATCATCAATCAGTTGTTGGTCGTCAGCAATGTACGCTAGCGCAACCATCTCTAGTTGCGAATAGTCTAGCTCTAGTATAACACCATCCTTACCATAGCGACTGACGTAAGCACGTTTAACATCACCCTCATCTGTTTGATTCTGTAGATTTGGGTTATTGCTAGATAGCCTACCTGTCTTAGTGCCTGTGTGGTTTAGGTTAGGATAGATGAGATTACTTGGGAAACGTAGCTTGTTTAGCCCTTCATAATATGTCTCCTTAATCTTACTGTTCTTACGTAATGAAAGAATATGCGGTGCAAGTTCATCCCCCTTGTCGGTTAGCTTGCGTAGCACAGAGTCATCTGTACTGTAGTAACCGCCCTTACCTACCTCGTTGAATGGTGCATACTTACCCTCTCGTACATATTCAACCTCACCCCACTTAGTGCGTGGCGTACCATCTTTCTTAGGTGTGGTAGGCACACGTTCACGTACCTTCTCAACGCCACCGAAATAGTACAACGATAGTTGCTTTGGGCTACTAGCATCAAGGTCAGGTGCAATGCTACTAATAGCGGTTAGGTTTTGCTCAATGTCTTTGCCATATGCGTCACACTGTTTGTGCAAGTAGTCCCAATCGACTGCCATACCATTGCGATTCATCTCAATAGTTGCACGCAGTGCGTCCATCTGCACGTTCATTAACGCTTGAATATCGAGTAGTTTAGTTCCCTTAACTTGCTCCTTAAAGATGAACGCAGTATTCTGTACGTCCTTCTCCAAGTACGGGAGTAACTCTGAAGGTGGAATTTCATCAGTATCCACACCTCGTTTCCAATACTCCTTAATACGCTCATCTTTTGTTTCATCTGTTCCACGATATTTCTCCGTCAGTTCATCAAGAGATGGATACATCTCACGTTGACCCTCAAGCAAATACTCAGCTAGCTGTGTGTCCCATATCTTAGGTAGTTTGTCTGTTGTATTCCGATAGATATACAGCAAGTCAAACTTGATGTTGTGACCTACAACCAATGCGGCATTGTTAAGCTTGTCTCGGATGCTACTAGTATCGACACCATCAGGTGAGTATGACATAGTGTAGTCATCAGGATTTAGTGTCATGTACCCAGCGGCAATTACTTTGTTACCAATCCACATGGGATTAGCTTTGTGCGTACCTACAGGACAACGTATAGTTGTCTCTAAGTCTAACACAATTATTTCGTTCGCCATTTGCTTACGTACCTCGCAATTGATGGATAAATGTCTACCTCAAAACAACCATGCCTATGAGCTTCAAGTGTCTCAGTACTACCAAACAGTTTGTTCTTTGGTATGTGAATGAAACGTTGCAAGTCCATGCCCGGTTCGTTGCTCTTGCCGATTGTAATGATGGCGTCTGCCTCACCAATCTTATCTGTCTTGCTACCACGTAGCTGGTTCATCTGTATCCACTTCTCTCCTTCGCCTGTTCCATCTACTTGACTAATTGCAATGACAGGACAATACTCTTTAGCAATGTCACGTGCCCACTCGTACAGTCGTCCGATACGTAAATCATCACGTGCTTCTGTATGAAAGCCATGCACTTTGTCAAGTTGGTCAAAGATAATAAGTCCCGGTTTGAATTCAGAAAACAGCGTGGCTATTTTATTTACTGTGCGTATCCCGCTATCGTCATCCAGAACCAGAAACCTATCGCCGCCGTTCGCAATGAATAGTTCCTCGTAAGATTCAGGGTCTTTCAACAAGTCCATACTAGTAACGCCGTGGTATGCTTGAATGACACGCATCATCACCTTGTTACTTGATTCTTCGTTGTTAATCCATATTACGTGCTCGTCTTCTTTAAGTTGTGACATCATGTGTGCAGCTTCGCTAGCAACAAACGTTGTCTTACCTGTCTCAGGTCTAGCAGCTACGATGATGAAGTCACCAGTACGCAAAGGCCCAAGGCTGATGTTTAGTTCTTTGAGTCTCCAGTTGAGTCCCTCACGCCCAACCACTTTAGAAATGTAAGATAGACTAGGGCTAACGAACACTTCAGATTTATCAACAGCACTACCAACCTCCTTCTTGTATTGTTGCATCAACCCATCAATACTAGTAAGGTCACCCTCACCACCTATACCTACCTTCAGACATACATCGTATATCTGTGTAGCATAATCGTTTTGAATAAGTTTAGCAAGAATGTCTTTGACAATAGGTCGTTCAGGCTCCGCCATACTTTTCTCTAGCGCAGTAAACGCACTCTCAGTAGCAGTAGTGTCTTTGATTTTCTTGCCGCGTACAATGTAGTAGAACGTCTTGAATTCGTCTAGGTTTATTTGACTACGTTCCGGGTAGTTGTCCCAGTATGCGCCAATAGAATCAAATATATCTTTAGTGATTG